AAGTATAGTTATCTAAAAGAACATGATTATTTTTTAAATAAGTTGAAAGATCATTCTAATTGTGTATTCGTTGATAGATTATATTCTAGATTTGAATATGTTTATATATTTAGAATACCTGAACAATGGTTAAATGATGTTAATTTACTCATACAAGGAAAATATTCTAAAATCTCTCAGGAAGCTAAGAAGAAAATTCTTAACTTTCATAAATTAAAAGTAACAGGTGATACGGGTAAAATTCTTTTTAAAGACAAAGATTATTTACTACAATTACAAAATGAATTTAAGGTAGATTGTGACTTTCCTGAATATGAAGAGAAATTTAATATAAATTTAGAAACTATAAATTAATGAAAAAATTATTATTAATAATATCAATATTGATATTTATATCATGTCAAAGATATGACACACCTATATTAAATGCTGCAAATAAACCTTTCATCGTAAATAAAGTTGAATCTTATGATAGTAATTTTTCAGCTTATTATAGTAAACAAGGAAAAGGTACTGGTAAGTATACTATGGTTGTTATTGCTAGAATAATATTACCAACAGGTATGTATAATGTTGGAGATACAATAATATTGAAAAGATGAATTTAAGAGAAATATTCAATACTTGGTATGAACCTTTAAAACAATTTCTAAATTCTCAGGAATTTATTAATATAGGAAAACAAGTTAATGCTGATAGAGCAAATTACACAGTTATTCCAAAACAAGGCTCTGATTTATTATTCAGAGTCTTTAATATAACTGATTATAACTCTCTAAAAGTTATTATATTGGGACAAGATCCATATAGTAATCCTTTAGATGCTTTTGATGGGTTAGCATTTAGTAATGCAGCATTGTACTCTCCTCAACCAAGTTTACGAAATATACTTAAAGAGGTAGAAGTTGATATATATGATGGATTTGATTTAAATGCTATAGGAAATTTAGATTTAACTAGATGGTCTAATCAGGGTGTATTATTGATTAACACAGCTATGTCAGTTAAACAACATTTACCTGATTCTCATACTGCATTATGGCGACCATTTACTTTAGCTGTAATTAAAGCTATTTGTGAAAGGAATGATATAGTTTGGTTGTTATGGGGTAAAAAGGCTGAAGCATATAAACAATTCATAAAGAATTCCTCTCATAGTGTTATTATCAACGGGCATCCGAGTCCACTCAACACTTATAATCCATTTTTAGGGTGTAAATGTTTTTCAAGATGTAACACTGAATTGGAAGCTAGAAATAAATCTAAAATTATTTGGTAATGTATTGCGGATTAATCTTTAGATTTTGGAGTTTTTGGATAGGAATTTATTATTCAAAATTTCAAAAGAGAATATGTATTAACCTTATACCATGTATAACTTTTTATATAGTATTAAAAGGTGGAAATAAACCAATTTATAAAAGAATGTAAATTATGAGTAAAATAGTATACAAATGCAAGGTCTGCAATAGTACAGATGTTGTTAAAGACGCTTGGGCTGAATGGGATGAAAAGAAACAAAGATGGACATTAGAAAATATATTTGATATGGAATATTGTAAGAATTGTGATGGAGAAACTAAACTTATTGAAGAAGAAATTCCAGAAGAATGTCCTAGTTGTGGTAGTTTTCATTTAGATCAAATAGATGATCTTACTTGTTGTAATGACTATCATTCTGATGATCCTTTATGGGCTGAGTTACAAATTTATTTAAATAGTAAAAAATGAAAAAAGCAGAAGAATATACAAATAATTCCCTTGATACAGAAATTGATGAAGGTATGACATTTCTTGTAAATACTAGATTATATGAAATACATCAACTTATAGAACAGGCTCAAAAAGATGCTTATAATCAAGCCATAGACGATGCAATTAAAAATGCTAAAGTTAGTGGAGGTGGAGCCAGAAAATCTTCTGAAGGATATTTAGTTAGTAGTCCTATGTATTTAGATAAACAATCAATTTTAAAATTAAAGAAATAAAATGGATAATTTAAGTAATATAGAAGGTGTTGATTCACAACCTGGAGCAGACGTAAATACAATAGAAGAAGAAAAGACTATTGATCTTATTCAGCAAGCTAAAGATATTAACAAATTAGAATCTGAAATTAAGTTAGGAATATTGGAACTTAAAGAAAAAGTATTATCTTTGTATAATATTAGTGCTACTAAAGAAACCTATGACAAAATTATAGTTTTAGATTCTATACAAAATAGTTAAATTATGAAAGAATTGTGGAAAAACTTACCAAAATCAAAACATAAAGAAGGTTATACAAATAAAGAAATAAAAAAAATATTAAAAACATTAAATATTAAAGAAGATTTATTTTCTGAAAAACTTGGAGTACATACAGCAATAACAATAGATGGAATAAGTATAACCTACCATTCTGATGTAGAATTAAGTATAAGATGTTGTTTAGAAAATAGAGATCCTAATATATTTGAATTTGATTAAAATATTATGAATAAAGCAATATTTAAATTTAACAATGGAAATGGAGCATTATTATGTTCTAATTGTAGGGTAATAATCAAAACAGGTAAAAATTATCCAACTGAAGAAAAAGAAGCTGCATATGGAAAAGAAAATAATTTACCTGCACAATATTGTGATAAGTGTAAAAAAGAAATTAAACCCAATGAAGGTTTAATGAATAAATAAATTATAATATTAACTAATAAATGGAGAATTTAATTTTTTAGGTAAGATTGTAATGAGTTTATTTTTATATTATGTTTTGTAGGAAGAGGAGTGAGTTCCCTCTTCCTTTTTTTTAATTTAAAATTAAATATATGAAATATTTATTATGGAATTGGGATAATTTTGATAATTTACCAAATGATCCTACAACAATAACAGATGAAGAATTTGAATCAATGGCTAAAAAAGATGGTCATGTTTATGAATCACCTGATGATTTTGAATCAGCTTTTAATGCTGAATTATTTGGAACGGCAACTCATCAATTAAGAATTATATCATGAAATGCCCATATCAAATAAATAAGGCTTGTATTCAAAGAAATACAGATATTACATGTGATAAATGTAAATTATATGGTGATGGGATAAAACCTACTGGAGGAATAGATTTTTTTCACAATTATAAAAAAGATTTTAATAAATTAGAAGGATTAATTCTTCATTATTACGGTAATATGATAGAAGGAGAAGATAAAGATAATTTTGCTGAATTTTTTAGCATAGAAACTAAAAGAAAGGGAAACACTAAATGAGAAAATTACTAATATTAATATTGTTTATAGGGTTAATTTCCTGTAATAATGAACCACCAAAAAAACCTTTTATTGTTACTTTTAAATTTCCAGATTCAGATAGATGTGCTGGATTAGATTGTAGATATGAATATACAGATCAAAATGGAACTATAAGAGGGTTTTGTGATACTCGTGAAAAATATAATATAGGAGATACACTTAAATAAAATAATTATGAAAACAATTCAAGATATATTAGATGCATTATTAGAAAATGCTAATGTTGATTGGTCAGAAAATGATCCAACAGTAGAATTTAAAGCTATTTATGATGCTTTACAGACTATTTCAATTAATAAAAAATGTAATAATTGTAATTCCAAATAATTATGACTGATAAAGAAATATTAGAAAATAATAAACTTATAGCTAATTTTTATGACACTTATTTAACAGTTAAATATATTACAACTACAGTTCAACAACATATATCTAATTATAAAGATTTAAGATTTCATGAATCTTGGGATTGGTTAATGCCAGTTATTATAAAAATAGAAAAATTAGGATTTAGTGTAGATACTAAATATTGTCACTGTATTATCATAAATGGATTAAATTGTGATAAGTATATAAATATAAACACCTTAAAAGAATCTAAAATTAAAGCGGTTTATGAGGCGATAATTAAATTTATAAAATGGTATAATGAAAAAAATAAATAATTATGGGTGAAATACTTCCAGATGGATCAATACAAGGTTATGAAGGATATTGTCCTAAATGTGGTAAAATCATTAAGACTAATTCTCAAGGTAATGAGATGGGTAAGCATAAATGTGATCCTGATAATAAAAAGCGTGGTAAATAATCCCACGCTTTTAAAAAAATTTGACCTATTATTAATCTATATATTGTTCAAATGTATCAAAGAAGTCAACTACGTCTGTAATTACTCTTCCTGGAATTAATTTACTAGTATAATAAAATTTACCTGTTTTATCTCTAGTTTGTTCCTCCCAAAAGAAAGTATTTTTATATTCTTTACCTGTAAGCATTGTTCTACCCTCATCTAAAGTATTACTTATAGCATTAGATATATCTGTTACATTTCTAAGTATAGGTAGAGGTTTATTTATAATTTGAGTTACTGAACTAGGATCAAAAAAGAAGGATATTTCTAGTAAACCTCTATTGGACATTCTATAAGCATTCATAGCTAATGTTTTGCTAATAATATTTTCACCATCTTCATCATCTGGAATAGCAGCACCTATTAATGCAACAGAACCATACAATCCTAATAAAATTCTTAATTCAGCAGCTATACCTCTAAGTTTTTGTGTTCTTAGTTCAATAAAACTTTCTAAAGTAATTTTACCTCTTAATTCAGGATGTTCATCCAAGAAAGTTTTAAAATATTTTTCTGCTATTTCAGTATTTTTACTATTACTAAATGTTTTTAAAGCTCCAATAGAACCTACTTCTAATAATAAACTACTAAATGCTTTCAACTTAGGTAATACTCCTTTTTGTGTAAATTCTCCAAATAATACCTTGAATCTACCTACATCTAATTCATCAATTTCTTCATTATAAGTTAATGCTTGAAATCTTGAATTAATTAATCCAGGCATCCAATTTCTAAATTGCATAAATAAAGCAGAATAGATACTAGTACCTACTAAGTTTTGATCTTCTCTGGACATACTACCTTTAATTTTATTAGAGGCAGTTGTCATTAATTTTCTTACAGTAGTATATTGTTCCTCTGTCAAAGGTGTAACTACATCTCCTTCTATTTTCATAGTTTCCATTAAAGGTCTAACTCCTTCTTGAACTCTACGTACCCTACCATCATCAGTAAGTCCCCATTCCTGTAATACACTTGTACCAACCAAAGCATCTACAGCTTTATCAGGGTATTTCATAAACATATAAAATAATTCTTGATTTAAGAACTTTCTAGCCTTTGTAACTGATAATTTCTTACTCATATCATAAGTAAGATTATGAGCATACGGAGAAAAATAACTTAATAAAGGATTAACAAGGTCTTTATCTTTACCTGTTAATAACTTAATAGAATTTGCAACTTGTTTTCTAGTAAAATATTTACCTTCAGATGCAGCCATTATTAAGTTAGATGTTGTACCAACTGCATTACCAAATCCAGAAATCCAACTTAAACCTAAAGCTTTCAATGAAGTATAACTCATTACTTGATGTAAAGTTTTATTTGAAGATATTTTATCACCTAATGTATAATCTTTATTTTGAATCCTTTGTCCATAAATATGCATTTTAACAAATTTCTCAAATGTCTCCATTTCACTATGAGGAGCACCTACTATTTGGGCTACCCTACCTGTAATTTTATCAACTAGTTTCTTACCTGATGCAGATGTAGGATCAGTCTTAACGTTTATTAAACTAGATTGTAAAGCTTTTACTTCATCTTCTATTTCTCTTGAATGAGTATAAGTATATGCTGCATGTGCAAATAATAAAGTACTAGTAAATAAATCCTTAGATTTTACTAAAACTCCTTTTTCACGTTCTTTATTTGCTACACTCTGAGCTAATGATTCTTCATATTCATATGTACCTTCTTCTAGTCCTTGAGCTGATAGATCATCTTGTATAGCCTTTAATTCTTTACTACTAATATTAATAGTTAACGCATCTGTATATAATAAAGGTATATTTGGTAAGATTTCTCCTGTATTAGGATCTCTTGTTGTACTACCCAATAATACATCTTCTTGTCTGCTTTCAAAAGACTTAGTTAAATTATTTCTTAATACGTCTACACCCAAAGACCAATTAGATAGACTTTCCACCAATTCCTGTTGAATTTCAGCAATAAATGTAGGTTTAATTTCTTTACCTGTTTTTAAAGCAAATTCTTTATTATAATTAATTAAAGTATTATAAGCATCCAATAATGGTTCATTACCTGCTTCAGTCATAAATAACCAAGCATCTGAATAAAATCTAGGATTATCAGCAGGTTTAATATAGTAAGGTTGTTGGAATAAAGCATCTAATCCTTTAGATATATCATGTCTACCTTCCCATTCTTGTAATTTTTTAGCTCTTGTAGCTTCAAAAAAGTTTCCAGGATGATTTAATTTTAAAGTCTCAATGTAATTATTTCTAGACTCTTCAAATTTTTGTTTAGATTCTTTATCTTCATATGTTAAATTTCCATCTACTTCAATTACATTAGTATTATTTAAAAACCAATCTTTGTCTCTATTCACAATAGCTTCAGCTTTTTCTTTCCCATAAACTCCGTTATATCTTGATTGTAAACTACCTTTATTATTTACTAATTTATTTACTGCTTGTTCTAAAGAAAGACCTTTATTTTTAGCCCAATCATTTAATGCAGTTCTTTTAGTTAATAGATCAGCCTGAATATTTTTTACTTGATCACGTACATGTTTTTCTCTACGGGATATTAAATTATAAAGGGCTTTAAATTGATGTCTATCGAATTGACTTAATTTTTTAAACATATTACCTACTGTAGAAGATTCTTTAACTGACTGATTAAAATCTATATTGTGTTTATCGACTAATAATTCTTTATTTTTCTCACTAATCATACGTAGAGCCTTATCTACATTCATAGCAATTTGATTATATTTTATTTCAATTTGTTCCTTTTCTTCCTTAGATGTAGTTTTAGCTAATTCAATTTCTTTAGCTTGTCCAAAAAACCCATCATACATTGTAAGATAGTTTTCAGTATCATTCAAATATGTATGATCAATACCTTTTTCACTACCTTCTGGACGAGTAATTCTTTCATAAAAATCTCTAAGTACAGCATTTACTTCTAAATGTAGATATCTAGTATCTTGTGTAAGTTGTAGTTTACGTATAGATTTAGTTAATCTTTCTAATTGTGCTCTTAAATTACTGTCTTTATAGTTCTTTTTAACTAATGTAGCTAAAGTCCTACGTTTAATAAACATCTTTTTAAGTTGCTCATCAATAATAGCAATTCCAGTTAATTCATCTACTACAGGAATTTCTTCTAAATACTCTCTTTCCTTACCGTAAACACCTACTTGAACTTGACTTAATTGATTATCCTTGTCAAATTGAATATTAATAGGTATTAATCTAGTTTCAACAAATTCTTCAACACCATAATCTTTTCTAAGAATGTCATTATATATAGATAATTGTTCTTCTCCAGTTGTAATTTTACTTAATCTAAAATCTTCTGTTACTGCACCTTGTCTATTTTTAAAGAATTTTTGTCCCTTATAATCATATATAGATGTTTTTGAATTACTATAAATAACTAATAAGTCAATAGTACCAGCTACATCTCTAACAGGATCATAAATTATAAACTCAGGTAATATCTCTGCTTTACCATTTTCTCCAGTTTCTTTATTAATAAACTCTTGAGTGGTTTGTATATGTTTTAATCTACTAACTACATCTCGTCTTAACTCTCCATACATTAAATCAGAAAGTTCTATAAATTTTTCTCCTCTATCTTTAATATTTGGATTACTAAGTAATTCCTCTTTAGCATCCTTTTCTATCTTAGATTTAGGAATACTGATAGTATCAATTTTAGTTAAATCTCCATTAGTAGCATTTAAAATATGACGAGTAAGTTGATTCATATAACTATGAACAACAGTTCCACCTGCTGCTGCTAACTTAGCAGTAGGGGTTAATTCTGTTTCAGCTTGTCTTTTAAATCTATTAGCATCTAATTTTTTTACTAATTGTGTTACTCTTTTAGTAATCCTTCTTCCATTAGGACCAAAATAAGCCTCTTTTTGAGCATCATAATGTATTCCTGTAGACTTTAGACTATTTATGATTTGAGTTGTTTTTTCAGTGTTTAATTCATAGAATACAGCACTTGGTTCATAAGTCTCTTCTTTCCATTCTTCACTAATCATTGGTTCAACTTGTTCAGTAATAATATTAGCAGCCATAGTAAACTCTAATAAATCATCCTGTGCAGGAGTACCTATTAATTTTTTTAATCTATTTACTAACCAATTCCACATTTGATTCCATCTATTGACCTCTTTAGCTGCTGGCATATTTTCACCAGTTTCTTGAGCTACAATAATTTGAGAAATTAATTTACCAACGGCTTCCTCTCTTAATTTGTCATCATCATTCTTATATAATTCACCATAAGGACTATTAACTACATCATCATATACTTGATATTGATCTATATTATTCATCATAGCCTTTACTAAGCTATTCTCTATACCTATCATTCTAACTAGCATGTGAGCAGCTTCCTCTGGTAAAGTATGTAAGTTTCTTTTACCTTCGACTATTTCAATAGTTTTATTAAGAATATCAGCTTTGGCAACAGCATCAATTTCAACACCATTTACAGTATATATTTTATCAACAGGATCATATTTAATACCTACTTTTGTTAACCATGATTTAATAATACTCTCTATTTTATCATTTGGAGGTGTATTTATATTATTGTCTAATTGATAATTATTACTAGTAATAAATTTTTTAAATCTTTTAATATCCTGTTTAGAACCAAGAATATGAATTTGTTCTTCACTTGGAACCATATATTCAAGTATTCTTTTTTCTCCTACTCTGAAATCCTCTTCCTTGTTGAGTTCAATCATTCCATCGAAATCTTCATCAACTATTTTTTTATGCATCCATTGAGATAATGACAAATTATCAGGATTGCTAGAACCACCTTTGGATGTATATTCTTCCCACCATATTTCTGCTAAACTTTTTGTTTCCTCTGCTGTTAAAGGATTTTTTAAATCTAATACAACACTGTATATATTTTTCCCAAATTTTTTTGCTACGGAAGTGTCATTCATAAAGTAAAATCCTTCTCCATAATAATTACCACCAAGTTGTTTTTCTACTTGTTCTTGACTAGTAATTCTTTTAAATAAATCGAATTTAGAAGGACTACCATGATAAACAATATCTTCGACTTTACTATTAGGAAATATAGTTTCTAAATATGCAGAATATTGTTGTTGACTACCTATATTAGATAATTCAGGATCTTCTTCAAATATGAAATCTACACCCTCTTTAACTTCATTTAATTGAAAGGATGATATTTCCTTTTGATTTGATCCACCAATAAGTTTGTCCAATTGTTTAAACATATCCTCATTAGGAATAATCTTAGTACCATTAGCATCTTCTACATATAATCTTCCACTAACATTATATTTATTATTAGCTTCTTTAGACCAATGAGTATTAAATTTTCTAAATCCAGCTAAATTTAAAACATTATAGAATTCATCTATTAATCCTTTGTCTTTAAACCACTTTTTAGTTCTTACAATACTCTTAGGGTATCTATTAAATTGTCTGCTTGTGCAAGTTGCCATATTTTAATTTTTTGTTAAAGGACTACTTTTCATCCTACACTCTTTATCTTCTTGTTCAGTTACTTCTTGCACATCTTCTTCTAATATTTGAGATGTTGATGTACTTAAATTAGGTAATTCCATTATTCCATATGCATTTAGAGTTGAACTTTCTTTAAAATTTCTAATTGGTGGATTAATAACTTTAACTGTCTTATTATTGTCTGTCAATGATAAATCACGTTCTGTAATTGGACCTTTGAATGTTTTCTTAATATAAAAATCAAATCCAGGTTTTTTACTTCTAGGAACTACAGTTTTGTCATGTTGATTCTGTACTGCAAATTGAGCAGGATAATCACTGAAAGTATTATTAGTCTTAGAAAGTACTTGTAAAACTCCATTCATCATCTTAACATATTCATCTACTGGAGCCAAATTTACAAAATTTAAAGGACTATTTTGTAATCCAGACTGTAAAATTATAAATTTAATTAAATCTCTACCAAATTTACTTTCTTCTGAACTACCTTCAATCATATCTTTCCAATCCTTAGTTAACTGATTAGATTCAATATTATCTAAACGAGTAATATACATTTTTAAATTATTTATAGCGTCTTTAGCTGTAGAACTTGAGAATATAGTAAATAAATTATTTAATAAACTATTATGAGGATATTTCTTTTTAAAATATTCAACTCTATTAGCCATACTGCTTTTACCTTTAAATAATCTATTTATCTCATCTTTAAGAATAGTTCCAGTTTCATCTTTAGAATAATTCATCATAAGATAAACTAAAAAATCTTCTTTAAACTTATCCATAGTATTTACTACATCATCTATTTTAAAACTTACATCTCTTTGTAAATATTTTTGCATAAATTCTTTATACATATCTACTACTTGAGGATTACGTAAATGAGGTACATAAGCTTCAAATGCTTTACCAAATCCTGCTACTGCTGAATGATAAGGCTGTATAAATCCACTATTTATTAATTCTTCATATCCTAATATTATCTTATTATCTATAACTTGTTGAGTTAATCCTAATCTATAAGCCAATTCAGATAGACTTTTACCACCACCTTTAGTATCATAAGTAGTACCTTGCATAGCATTACTAATTTCTTTGGCTACTTCTTGGTATCTAATAAAGTCATATAATATTTGTTGTTGCATATTTCCACTTTTACCTTTATCTAAAATGGCAGCTTCTAATATACTATCTGTTAATTGAATAGTATCATCAATAGTTATATCTGTTTTACCAGTATATTCACTCTTAGTTAAAGCTAATATTTGATTTTGATATTTTACTATTTTACCACCTACAGATAATCCAACACTATCAGCCATTAAAGATTCATACTTATTCTGATTAGCCATATAAGTATGAATTATAGGTTGATTCATAAATAATCCTATAGTTTTAATAGGTACACCAGCCATAGTTAAATAAAGTACAGTATTCAAAGTCTGAGGAGTTGCGTTCAATAAAAACATAAAAGGATCTGTTGCAGCATCCACAGAAGCATTAATCCACATATTAAATAATTGAACTATGCTATTCTTATCATTTACATCTTGTACACCACCTAAGTTAATATATTCACCTTCACCATTATGATCCATATTAATCCTTGTACTTGTAACTATATCCTTATCTTTGGTATGTTTTACATATTCTTTATTTATTTGTAAATTATGTCTTTGAGCTAATATATGAAATGTAGAGAATAAAGCTGTTATACCTATAGCAGCATTACCACCTAAAAATCTTTTAGCAACATCCATTAAGTAAGAAGTTTCCACAATATTATTATAAGGAGTATTTAACTCTTCATTTTCAATCCATTCAGTAAAATCTTTAAATTCGCCTGTGTATAATCCATTAGCTTTATATTGTAAATATTGATTATAAATAGATTCACTCTTTAATGTATCTACATTATTAGGAATTAATAATTGTTGAATATTATCAGGAGAAGTTATAATAATTTTCATTACTTCTTTTAATTCATTCTCAATTTGTGCCCTTTCATAAAATCCTTCTTTTAAAGGAGTACCTTCTACTAATTTCAAATAGTCAGTGTATGACATTTTTGGATCAATATAGTTAGGGTTACCTTTTTTATCATAAAAGAAGTTAATTAAGAAAATCTTTAATGTATCAATATCAAAGTCAGATCCAGTTTTAGTAACAATTTCTGAAGGTAATACAACAGCATCTCCCATTTCAACAGGTAAAAATCCAGCTATTTTAATAGATTCTATTGAGTTTAATGCTTGTGTAGGAATTCTAAATCCTATAATATCTAACAATCTCTTATCACTAATATTTTTAGTGGTTATTATACCTTTATAAATAGCAGGTAAATAAACTTCCATAGATTCTACAGCTATAATTTCACCTTTTTTATTAAAAGTAGGATTGTAGAAATTAAGATCATTACTTACTATATGATTTACTCCATTAATACTAGTAACTTCTCTTAAATTGTTACGTTCTAAAAATACACTTGATACCTGTACTTTAGATCCACCATAAGTTTTTTGAGATATAGCTGTCTTATCAGCCATAGCCATTAAGATCTGTTCAAATTTTCTACGATTAGGTAATGTATCAATTCCAACTTCTCCTATGTATTTAATACTGTTCATGACATTATCATCCATATCTCTTGATCTGGCTGCATCTGTTAATGCTTCTACTAATCTACCATTATCTTCAATTTGATAATTACCATTACTATCTAATTGTAAACCTAATTTAACAATTAACTCTCTATAACCAGAATTAATTCTTCTGGCATTAAGTTCTAAATATTTATCAATTAATTTTTGAGTTTCTTCAGATGATTTTTCTGTAAGTTTACCATTTATGTTAAATCTCATAGCTATAGGCTTACCAAAACTATAAAGATTATTCATAATTTGTTTAGCCATCTGAGTACCCCATATAACTTCATTCTTAATTTTATTGCCCATATCAACTTGTATACCCCAATACTTATAATATGTATCTTGAGTAATCATCGAATTCTCTTTATTAAAAGCAAACTCTCCAGTTTCAGTATTATAAACTTCTTGAATCAAATAGTCATCATTTAACTTAGTACCTACTTTATTTCCACTAGCAAATACAACTATACCTGTATTTTGATTCTCCATTTGATTTCTTAATTTTTCTAAATTAGGAAATTGTCTAGTTAATGATGGTAATATAGGAGCAAGACTTAATTTATATAATGCTGGTACAAATCCCTCTTCTGCAAGAGGTCCAAAATGTTGAGGTTTTAAAGGTGTAAAAGCTACTTGACTAACTCTTCTTTTGTCAATTGTAAATTTATTATTTCTATCAAAAGGATCAACATAAGTTTTCTTACCTATTTCGTACTGATAAGCTTCTTCTAAAGAACCTTTTCCAAAACTCCAATCACCAGCTCTAAGTAACATTCTTCTATATTCATCTAAATGCACAATACCTACAGCATCAGACTCTTCTGATCTATTATATGGTTCTGCTGCTTTCTTTCCTAAAACTTTATTATACTCTTCTAAGTATTTAGATACAGATATTATATCTTTGAATACAGCAGTTGTAATAATTGGTTGACCATATTTATATTGTTGTTTTAATCTTGATATAGGATCAGTAAAAGTATCTATCCATTGATTTAAATATTCACTTACAATAGATATTTTCTTAGTACCTACAGTAGCAGAATGTCTCTTAAATTCATCCTCTACACTTTTAAAGAATCTAGGATTACCAACAAAAACCTTCATTTGCTCTATATTAGCAATTAGGTTATTAACTGTAAAACTAGATGCTACATTAGTAAATGATTCACCACTTATAACATTTCCCTCTAAATTAATACCATTATTTTTATAACCATCATCTACAAGTTCTACTATAGCGTTGGTTAACATTAATTCTTTATTAACTTCAATTTGACTATCTAAATAGTTTATTATAGCTCCTCTAATAGCCATTCTATTAGTTTCATCTTCAAATAATTCATTAATATCTTGTCCAGGAATAATTAGATCATTATATAAACCTTCATCAATAGCTTTAATCATATGTAATACAATTCCTTTATTTTCATTTTTGGACAAATAATTCCACTTTTGACCATTTAGGAAATTGTTTTCATCTAACTCAGCTTTTAAGTAATTAACAAAACTATCTATATGTTCATTAAGATTAATCTTATTAGAACTAAAGAAAGTTCCAAATTCTATAAATCTTTCTAATGAATTATCAGCAGGTCTTAATAATGCATATCTACCTTTCATAGCATTATTAATATATATTCTTAATCTATCAGCAGGTTTTAAATCTTTAAATTCTCTTTTATTAGCATCAAATCCTTCTTGTTTAGAACCTAAATGAGTAATAAATTCAATTTTATTTTTACCACCTTTAAATAGTCCATTTAATACTAAACTTTCATTTACATATTGTAAATGTGGTAATTTTTCAAATAATTCTTCTCTGGATTGAATATTACCATTATTTATTTCATTAATAATTAATGAGATGTAACTATTTAAAGTCTGACCATATATAAGTTTACCATCTAAATTATATAAACTATTTTCAACAGCATCTAAAGTAGTCTGTCTTTCAATATCAGCTAATACTTGTAAATCTTCAAATGCATTACCCTCTTCTTTATTATATATTAATACACCACTTCCTGCATTAATAGATTTTAACATGCCTTGTGCTCTAGTTAAAACCCTAACATCTTTGTTATCCTCAATTCTTTGAGTATTAGAAAATTCTATTCCTAACAGTTTAAGAAATTCTATAGCATTAAAGATAGATTCAATATCCCCAATTTTAGCAAATTTAGATAATTTATATTTTATTTCTCCATTAACACTTTCATAATATCTACTATTTCTGGCTATTTTTTTAGCATTATTGTTCCATTGATTTATTTTACGTTTATTAAATGAATTCTGATTAGCATTGATAATAGTTGTTTCATTACCCTCTACAGTGTCCATAAAAAATATATTTTCATTCTTAGCCATTGTTTGTTGGAATTGAGTTCTAAGAATTACTTCATTAGAATTCATTTCACTACCTGCTTTATCTCCACCTAATCTTCTTAATAATTCAGTTAAAGCTGGCATATCTGTAGACATTTCATTAATAGCTACATACATATCAGACCATTCTGTTAGACCTGATAATTTATTAATTAATACATTAAATACTTGACCAAAATCAGCAGTAGTTTCTAAACCTAATGAATTTAATTCATTAAAAGGTAAACTAGCCAATAATAATTTAATATTTTTATTTGCATTTATTTTACTTGAATATTTAAGACTTTCAAATGCCCAAGTTTGTCCAGAATCTCTTGTTCTACTATTCTCTGATATATCAGCATTCCATTCTGTGTAATCTAATTCTAAATCATATTTTTTTAAACTTTCTGCATGCAACACAACTAATTTATCCCAATTTTCTTGAGATAGTACTTTACCTATTTCTTTAGCTTGAGCAAATACTTTACTTTTTTCAGAAGATGATAATTTAGGACTTTTATAATTAGCATACATAGCTTTATAAGTAGTCAATAATGAAGTATAAGCAGCTACATAAGCTCTTTGCACCATTGGACCATTTCTTTGCTTATCAAACAAAGATGCTACATTATCATCTTGTGAAAATATTGATCTAAAGAACACAGCATGAACAGAATCTAAAATCTCTTTAGTATGTAAAGATGATAATCCTGATAGAATACTACTATAATTAGTTATTCCAGAACCAGCACTTATATAAGGAGCATTAGCATATGATCCAGATTTAATATTATCAAATACTTGTTGTATAGTTACAGGATATTTATTAAATACAAATGTTTTAATAAAGTCCAATATAGTTTGAAATAATGATTTCTGTTTAGGAGCTTTAAAATAAGATATATCTTTACCTAACATAAAATCCATAAAATCTTCAGCTAATACCTCTTCAATCTGATCATCAGTTAATTTTGATTTGGGATTATAACTTTTCCATTCTTTAACCAAACTTTTAAATTCTTTATTAGTTAAAAATAAATCTCTTACAGCATGAAAAGTTTCATGATACTCTGTACCTGTCTCACCAGCTTCAAATAACTTAATTAAATTATTTCTGTATGATCCCCAATTATTACCATCTATTAAATTTTGTAATACGCCTACTTTAACTCTACCACCAAATGTTCGATGTATCCAAGCTAACGCTCTATTAATATCAATTTGAGTTTTAACATCTGAAGTTGCTTCTTTAAACTTAGTAGAATCTGAATTAGAAGATGATGAAGGTGGAGTTACAGATGTATCTCCAAATATATTAGCATCTGTAGTTGGCATATCACCAAAACTATCAGGAGAAGCTAATTCTTGTTCATTACTTTCTTCTGCTATATCAGCCTCTACTTGTTCAGCAAATAAAGCTTCTTGTTCAGGTGTTAATCCAGAATCCTTTTCAACTTTGTCAACTTTTTTATCTATATCATTTAATATACCATCTTGTTCATCAGGAGTTAAATTTTCATCACTACTTATACCATCTAAAGATTCTTCTACTCCTAGAATATCATCCATGCTCAAACTAGCTACCACCTTACCTTTAGGTTTAGTAGTCTTAGCAACAGGTTTTTTTACTTTAGCATTCTTTTTGATAGGTTTAGGTGGTTTTGGTTTTTCATCATCTATAATACTATCCATATCTACAACAGCATATACTGATCTAAATTGTGGTTCTGTATCTATTTTTTCAGGAGTAGTTTCTTCTCTTGGTGTTATTTTACTTGTCAACATTTTATTTGATAATAACCAATTTCTATATCCACCTGTACCTTCATTAGTTGTATTAGGAGATGCATAGTATTTACCATCAGCATCTTTAGTTATATTATTAACTGTAACTATACCTCTATTATCATTAACTGTAATAGCTCTTACATTTATATATTGTCCTTCTAAGAATTTACGTAAAGTTTCCTCAAATAAAGGATTCTCTATATATTGTCCTGTTTCTTTATCTAAAACAAATAAGTCTACTTGTCTAGGAGTACCTTTATTAGGACCATCTTCAAAATTACCTAATCTTAAAGTTCCACCTGGAATAGTTGTATTCATAAAATAGAATGAAGAAGGACTTCCAAAATTTTTATTTAGTCTATTATTAACATCTTTAAGAGCATTAAATCTTGATATCTTACCTTTCTTTACTTTATCAGCAGCATCAGCTCTTAAATTATCCCCTGCCCAAAATACATATTGACTCATTACTCTAAATATAGATAAATCTTTTCCGTCAGTATCTTTAATAGGTACTATCTTTTCTCCTACTTTGGCACGTAAATTACCAGCACTAGTAGAATCTATTTTGACTTTACCATTCTTATCTTTAGTTTGTTTGCTTTCACCGATGAATTTTTTCCATAATTGAGTTATAAGATTAACTTCGTTTTCTTCTAAAACTCTCGTACCCAATGGAATAGTATTACCAGTATTTTTATCATTTGTATAAATAAATCCAGGTTTACTATTAGTTATTTCTCCACCACTAAAAGCTACAGTATTAGCAGTAGAAACTTTAAACTCTAAATCATTCATATCTATACCTAAATCCTGAATATTAGTTGTTTGGGTTTCACCATTAATATCTTTAAATGTTCTAGGAATACCTTTACCTTTACTAAGTACTTTAATACTGACTTCTTCATTAGCATCTAGTTTAGTAATTATAGCAGCTCTAATATTTCTATAATAAACTTCTAATTCTTGTATATATTTTTTATACTGTTCTTCAGTTATATTTTTAGGTTTGTAAAATAAATAAGATGCTTCTGAAGTTAACAATGTAGTAAATACAAATTTACTAGGATCAGTAGTTACATTACCAAATTCATCAACTTTTTGACCTTGTTTGTTGGTAATTGTAGCATATATAATAGGTTTATCTACAGTTTCTTTTTTAGTAGCATCAAATTGTTTTTCTTCACCGTATGATAACTCAGCTCTAAAATTGTCTTGATTTATATTAGTTCTTTCAGTAAATCTAAAATATCTTCTTTGACTAGGATCATCTGATAATGTATCATCATCTTTAACATGTCTACCAGCTAACGCATTAAACCCTATTGTATAAGGGTTTCTTTTAGATGGTTGAAATCCTTCTTTAATACCCGCTTCATTTAAATTACTTACACTTTCATATTTACCACCAAGCATTTCATTATGATAAGATTGTGAACCTACAGTTTCAGGAGCTTTTCCTATATTTGCAAGACGAACCTTAGATTCATATAAAGCTAATTCTTCTTCTAATGTATATAATTGTTGTAAAGCTATATTAGTCTTTTTTTCATATTCTTTTACTTGACTCTGTAATGAATTAATCTTACCTGCTGTAATTAACAACTCTTTATTGTTCTCATTAGGATCGGTAGTATATTTGTCAATTCTAGCAATAGCTTTACCTATTTCATTACCAAATCTTTTATCTTCTTCTTTATTTGTTTTAACCCTGTCAGCTATTTCTTTTTTATAAGTATTAGCTATCTCTTGTTTACCTATAACATGGTAAGCAGAGTCTAATCCCAATAATTTTAATAAAGCATTTACTATTCTTTTTAGCCCACTAATACTATCTTGAAAATAACTAATTAAACTATTATTAGTTTTAATTTCTTCTTCTGTTGTAGCAATATCTTCTTTAATAGTTGTAGCATCTTCTTCTTCTTGAAGTTTATCTAATCTAATATATAAATAATCACGTTTATTATTTAATTCATTTAACTCAATATTAAGTTCTTCTAAATAAGCATTTTCTTTTTTTATTTCCTCAGACAATTTCTGAGATTGATTAATTAAATTATTGATAGTCTTTTGTGTACGTCTTCTATCAGGTTTATTAAGTAATTCCTTTAAATTGCTTAATTCTTGTTTTAATGTTTTTATATTACTTAAAGAACTTACATGATCATTTAATTCATTAATTTGTTGTTCAGTTTTTAGAATTAACTCTTCAAGTGTATCTTCTCTAAGTTGTTTATTACGTTGTTGTTCAATAGTGCTTTCATAAGTAAATTTAAATACATACTCATTATTTAATTGTTCTTTACTTTTTAACTCAGTATATTTAAAAGCTCTTTTACCATTTTTTAATAAGGTATCTTCTTCTACTCTATATGTCCCATCTACTGCTTGATATATTTTAACCTGTTTACCATCAGAATTTCTTACATATGCTTTAGCTATATCCTTTTTATTGTTGAATACGAATTCTTCATTTAATTTAGATTCTGTAAGTTCCGTAGTTGTATTACCTATAGTAACTTTAAATAAGTTTTCTCCATCATCTGAAGTTTTATTTAATTTAACTACTGATACACCTATCCCATCAGAACGTCTAATATAATTTTTAGTACCTATACCATTACTTTTAATCGGATTAGATACTTCATATAAATTAAGCCATTCTTCATTACTAGGAACTGTATAGTCTGTTTCACTAGTATATAATCTTTTCTCACCATCAACTACTTTTACTACTCCTGCTCTTACTCCCGTAGCTTTGTCTATAACAACAGAACCATTTTCAAACTGAGATATAATAGCTTTATCTTGTAAAGTAGCATCTTTATTACGAGCTTTAGTTGTTTTACTTTCTAATCCTTGTGGATCTTTAATTGCACTTTCATACTTATCTGCAAATTCTTTTCTTCGCTCTGATAATTTTACATAATCTTCTACTAATTTATTTAAATCTAATCCTTTAGCTTGATAATTAGGACTTTCTAATTTTATTATTTCATCTAATACAATTTTATTTTCAGAAGTTTGATCTGTTAGGTATGTATTTAATGCAGCTTGAACTCCACCAGAAAGTTGTTCATTCAAACTATCCATTCTTTTTCCAGAATTTTCTATATTATATGCATAATCAAATAATATTTCTCTACTATCATTACTAAGAGTTGGAAATCTTAACTCTAAATTAGTATATAATTGTTCCATTTTAGTAGCTTCTGATTTAAGAAGTGCTACATATTCACCTACAGTCTTACTTTCAACTGAAGCATCTATTCCAAATCTTTTATTAAATTCTTCTTGTGGTAAATTAGCTAAGTCATCAAATTCATCCATAAGAGCATCCATCTTACCCATTTGAATTCTAGATAAAACATAACTCTTAAATAAGTCATTCTCTAAATTTTTATATTCATATAGATCATCTTTAGCAACAGCTTGTTCCATCTGACCTTGTATAGTTGCTGATCTAACTGCATTTTCTACTTCAGGTTTAATACGTAAAAAAGATTCTTGTGTTATATCATTAGCTCGGTCTACTAATTTTCTAGTTATATTATCTCTATTCTTAATTTCTGCAAGTTTTTGACGAGTTTGACCAGTCACCACACCAGATACTAAACCTGTTATAGCACCTAACAACATAGATTCTAAACCTTCTTTAGTTCCAAAAGTTTGTTGAAATCCATATAAAGTAGATTCCATTGCATCACCAACTACTCCTTTACCAGCAGCATCAAACTTTTTAGAATAAAAATCTGTACTACCTTTTTGAGCAACAAATTGAGATCCTTCTTCAGAAGCCTCTGTAATTACTCCACCACCAAAAGCACCTATTTTAGCTGTTGCTCTACCAACTCTTGTAGTAGTTCCTGCAACATACTTACCACCCTGTCTAGTTATATCATTTAAGACAGCTTTACGTGCTGTATTATTACCTGAAAGTATTTTATTAAACTGTATAGCATTAGATACACTTAAAATAGCCATATTAGCTACAAAATCTACATTAGCTGCTGCGGATGATAAATCATCTATTTCAGTTAATTTAGCTTCATATTCTTGTAAATTAATATCTCCATTTTGTAATGCAGAATTTAATTCTTCTTCATATTGTCTTTTAGCTTCTTGTTTAGTTCCAAGAGCTTCTATGCTAGCCTCACTACCAGCAGCAGTAATAGCTGCTCCTGTACTACTAATTGCATTAACAGTTTTAATTCCTTTACCTACTTGATTTAAAGCTTGATTAAAAGCTTTTGCTTCAGTCATTCCCTGAGTTGTAAATTGTTTTGCTAGTTTAGTAACAGCAGCTAATTCATCTGCATAATTAGCACTCATAGCCAATTTACCCAGTACACCTATACCTTTAGCTACTACAGCTCCAGAACCAATTGCTCCAAGAGTAAAACCTGCATTTTTTAATAATTTATCAGATAAGAAATTCATTGTAAACCAGTTCTTAGGACTAAAAGCTCCAGCATTTTGTTCCTCGTTAGTATAATAATTAGGAAAGTATTCTTCCATCCACTTATTAAAATTGTCATAAGCATTGGATATTTCATTATCATATACTTTGGAAAACTCTTCATTTGCTGCTGCTTCTAACATACCATAAGGTAATGATGTAAATGTAGTAAGAAATGTAGTTCCAGCAAGACCCACACCTTTAAGTAGACCATTAGCAAACTGATCTGCTGAACTTTGATTTTGTGCTCTTTGTTCATTTATATCACTAAAAACTGGATCAACACCAGTTTTAAAATATTTTTGATAATGTTCTAATTTATATTGAGAATATTCTGGTAAAGATGTTCCAGTATACTCATTTTGTAATGGCACATTTAATTGACTAATATCTTCTTCTTGTGCAACACTGTCCTGTAAAACATCAGCGTCTACAACTAAAGGGATATTTAAATCCCTTATATCCTTAATTTCTCCCATATTATATATTTAAACTTTTTATAACATCAAACATTAATGCTTTTGGCATAGCTCCTTGTTTATCCTTTGTAGTTTTTATAGTTTGGCTTTGAGGATCTATATATAAATAATAATCACCAGATTTTAAATAATAAAATGGATCTGTATTTTCTAAATCTTCTTCAATATAAAGTTCATTATCTCTAATAGCTTTGTTAATATCAGAAGGAACATCTGGCATAGTTGTAATAATGCTACCAGTTTCATCAAAAGATAAAGCTGATGCCTTTAATGATTCTACTAATTCAGGTTGTTTAATGATATCTCTAACATAATTCATTTGTTTTTCAAAACCCGTATTCCAAGTAGCATCACTAATTGTTCCATCAGGATTTACTACTTTCCAAATTAAACCTGCTATTTCATTACCACCTACGCTTAATACTTTTAATTTTTCAGCATTTTTTACACCATAAGCCTCATTTACTTCTTTAATACTCTTACCTGCATTATCTCCATTTAAAAAAGTAAATTGATCAGATTGGTTAAATCCTTCTTTTCCACTAGTTGCCCAATTATTATAAGCAATTTTACTTTTAGCATTTGTAAAATCAGGTTCATAAAAATTTATATTATAATCTGCATCAAAACCTTTTGACGCAATATAAGCTTCAGATTTATTTGCTAACATATTTGAATAATCATTTCTTACTTCAAGTCTATCTGCATATGCTAAATTATAAGCAAATCCTTTTCCTTTTAATTTACCTAATTCTTCGTCAGTTACACTAGCTTTCTCATATAAATTTCTTAATTCTTTATCTTCTCTAAGCATTGCTCTTTCAATTGCCATTGATTGAGCTTCTGCATGATTTATATTACCTTTTGTATATTCTAATAAAGGATCAAAATCTGGCTCTATAAATTTATGACTCCAATTAAAATTAAATTTTGTATTAATGCTATTTTTTGTAAAATCTTCATGTGTAAAATTTTTATTATTTTCAAATAAACCAGCACTACTTATTACACCTGGAGCAACTGTATTAGCTGCTTTTTTAGCTTCTAAAATAGCTTTATCTTTTGCTGATAAATAATCTTTATTTTGTAAATAACCTCTTTTATGAACACCAACCATACCCTGTCCTTCAGATATTAAATATTGTCTAGCAAATTCTATTGGATCATGATTATTTACTTCAGCTAATCTGGCTAACTCTGGAGCAGTTTCTAGAAACTTAGCCATTTTCTCATCTGTTAAATTGCTCATAAAATCTTCTTGGGTAATTTCACTTACTTGTTCATAAAATTGACCGTCTTCAGTTAATTTTAAAGGTCTTTCTGTAGATTTTATTTGAGATAACCATTGTGCACCTTTAGTTTGTAATTTAGATTTATCATATATTTCATAATCAAATGCTGAAGGATCTTTCACATTCCCTTGTTCATCTGTTAAAGATGTATCTGGTTTAGATATCTCTATTACATTTCCAGCACCTATTCTATTAACTTGTTGTTGATACTCTTGTACTTTACCTTGTTGATACTTATTTAAATTGTATATAGGATTATTTCTTTCCTTAACAATAAGTTTAGATAATTCTGGAGCAGCAGCTTCGTAATCATTATTATATTTTTTAAGAATGTCATCTTTTTCAGCATTAAATCTACCAAGTGTATTCTGTTTAGCTTGTTCATCTAAAAAGAATATTTCACCTTGTTTAGCTTGTTCAGCTTGTAATCCTGCAAAACTTTGTTCAAATCTATTACTTCTTTCTTGAAGTATTCTTTGAGTTAAGTCTTGAGCACCTGGATCAAATTGTGATACATATCTTGCTGCTTGTACGCTTTGTCTTCTTGGAGCCATTATTGATATCTTTGGGTTTTAGTAGGATCTTGAGCTATAGTTGATTTTCTACCAAATGCTGCTGTATCCCACCATTTTTGATTAGGATCATTATATAGACTTGTAGTTCCTGGTAATTGTTGATATAATTGATTATAAGTCTTAGCTTTTTGAACATCTCCAAAATAAGTACCTATATCACCTATAATATTTTGTATAGCTTGATCTTTTTGAGCCTGAGCATAATTTTGTTCAGCTCTATTAGCTTCAGATTCTCTTATACCTATATTTGCATTAATTATTGCAGCCCTATTAGCAATTTGAGCATTTGTAGTTTGCTCTTGAGTTAAAGATCTGGATATTTGTTCTCCTTCTAATCTACTAGCAGCAACTTCACCAGAAATTACTCTGTTTGTAAAATCAGCAGCATTAGAACCTACTCCTTTTGCAGTTCTTCTTGAAACATTTCTTAATTGGTTAGCTCTACTTCTAGCAGCTACTCTTTCAGAAGATAAATCAATGGTTTCAGGTCTTATTCTATCATAACTAACATCCTTTATATTTTTACCAGCTTGACTACTTAGTAATACATTACCAGCAACACTAGCAGCTAAAGGTATAAGAGATGTTCCTCCTAATGTAGGATTGTAATATTCAGATTGTGGTTGTCCTTCTAAATTAGCTTGTGCTGCATTAACAGGTCTTAAATTTAAATTTGATTCTGTTATAGGTAGTGTAATGTCAACAGGATCTAATCTATTAATTTTTGGATCACTTCCAGCAACTCTATTATAACCATAATTTACTTCTGGTACATTTGCAAATTGAAAATTACTAATTGAACTAAAATCTTGACCTAAATTTTCCTGTAAATAATCAGGTAAATATTGATTACTATCATTATGTATATGAATCCCACCACCTTTATGATATTTAGGTAATTTTCCACCATTTATAAATTGTCTAGGATTCTTATTAAATTCCTGTTCACTTATTGCTTGAGCTTTAAGTTGATTTTCTCGTACTAATTCGTCAATACCTTGTATAAATGCTGGAGAAGCTGTACTATGTACACCTGCTGTCTGATTATAAGGTGCGTTATAAAATTCTTGACCTATACCTGCACCTACACCTCTACCTGTAATAGGGAAGTTAGGAATAGAATAAGGAGTACCCTCATACTGTTTTCCACCAGGACGTAATTCATAACTACCTTGTTGTATTTTATTTAAATATCTTGGATCAGCTTCTCTCCAATAATTTTTTACTTGTTCTAATTCTTCGGGGTCTACTGTACCTCCATTTTGATATTCTACTAATCCTTGATCTACAGCTTCCTGATGAGTAGCTCCAGACATTACAGTACCATCAGGCATTACATGAGTAGCTCCAGCAGATTGTTCAGCTTTAACAGCTTCTTGTTTATCTTTAAGTTCATTTAATTCTAATTCCATACCTTTTCTAGCCAAAACATCATTTTTGGTAAAATCATCTCCAAGTCTTCTTTTATACTTGTTTGTAATTCTATCGGCTTCTTTTGCGAATGTATTTTTCTTTGCCATATCTTATTTATATTCTATATTGTCACTAAATATATATCCATTAAAATTAACTTCTCCATTTTCAGTCAAGGCTATACCTTGTTTACCAGTTATAGCAGTAGGATTACCTTCTTGATCAACTTCAATACCTCCTTGATTTCCCTCATGACTCTGACCATTATATTTTCTAATTATAGGAGTACCATTGTTTTCAGAAATATTTCCACCATTTTGAAATTCTCTTGAAAAATTTTCATATACATTTGAATTTTTATATTGTTCAGAAAACCTTAAAGCTTCTGCTTCATCTTTGAATTCTAAATAATTTTTATTTTGTCTAGCACGTTCTCTACCAGCACTTCCCTCAAATAATTGTAAACTATCTCCTTGTTGTTGTATCTCAGGATATACTATATTATCACTTTGTCTTAAAAAATGGCTACCTGAACTACCATATTTTCTATGATCTTCTGGAAAAGTATAGGTTAATGAGGTATCTGGATTATACAATCTATTTACAAAAGGTACATTTCTATTAGCATTAAATGTAGAATCAATTTGTGCCCTAGTAAAATTTTGTAGTTCTCCACCACCATTTTGTAATTGAACTCTTGCTCCTGCATTAAGAATAAATTCATTTAGAGTAGGTTCTCCAATACTACTAGTTCCAGATTGAAATCTATTTGTAGTATTAGCAATAGAATCTAATAATTCTGGAGAATATCTAGCATTAGCATCTTCTCTTGAAAAATTAAAATCACTTACTAAGGTATCTATTGTATTTGCTTTAGTTCTAGGTCTATATACATTTGGAGTATAACTAGCTGTATTAAATGTATCTACTGGATTAGTAGTATAAATAATTTTACCTGTAGCATCTCTACCTATAGGAGTTTTACCTTTATTAGGATCGTTATCTATTGGTCCACCATTTTGTTTTCTAGGTAAATATCCACCATTTCTTACTTGTATATTTGGATTAGCTCCAAGATTAGCTCCTCTTTGTTGGGATAACTGTAATGATTCGGCTGTTCTTTGTCTATCTTCAAATTCTTGCTGTGCTTTTTTAGCTGCTTCTTGTTCATCTCTATAATCTGCTAAAGAATTATAAAAAGAACCACCAACTAAATCCCAAGCAGCATTCCAATATTCACCTTGTTCTAAATCTTTTTGAGCTTGAGCAAATGGATCTATACCAGAAATTGCTGCATAAACAGCATCAGCTTGTAATTCTCTAGGTACATTTGATTCTTCTTCTCCATATCCTACATTAACACCAAATTCATTATAATTATTTACTAATTGTCCAGCAAGTTCTCCTACAAGACCAGCTCCAGCAATAGCAGTTCCTACTCCTGGTGCTACTGTACTTGCTATACTAGCAGCAGTAGCAGATCCAGCAGATGTACCTTGATAACCAAATTGTTGATTATAAGGATTATCTTCAAATGTAGATAATAATCCTGTAGCAGCACCTAAACCTGCTGTTGCTGCTCCATAATTAAAAGAAGTATCTCCTATATTAGAAATATTATCACTACCTAATCCTTGAAGATTACTCTGATCAACACCTCCTGGTATTCCTGATGATTGATATCTTTGATCAGTTGCAAATAAATTTTGATAATATGGATTTAGTCCACCACCATCTTGTAATTTTCTAAGACGTTGATATCTAGGACGTTTACTTATTTTTTTCTTAGCCATTATAAACTTTCTATTTTATGCGTTAAAGTTACTACAATATTTTTATTATATCAACATAAATATATAAAACTATCTAACGCATCATCTTAGAAGGTTTATAATTTGTTGTTAGATTATATAATATTAATTCTTTATTTGATACATTAGTAAAGGATAACTCTACTTTTATCCAACTATTAACAAATTTTGGTTTATTAAGTGTATTAGCTCTTAATGTATTTATTCTCCAAGTTCTAAATCTTCTTATAATATTACTACCTGGAGTAAGAGTTATAGTTCCACTATCTTGATATTCATTGTATATCCTAATAGTATTAAAAGTTTCATATAAATCTACTCCTACACTACTAGTAACATTAGTTAGTATTTCTAATACATCAAATACACTAATTATATTTTGTTGTGGTTTAGGATTAATTACCAATGTAAGTTTAGATGGACTTGCTGATGCACCATGATATCTACATAAATCTCCTTTATCATGTTCATGAAATTCTGTAGTAACATTTGTATTACTAGAAAACAATGTATTTTGCATTTCATATATTTTATTAATAAATGGCATAGTAAAGAAATTACTAAAACATTTACTATATTCATCTAATACCAATACATAAGGAGTTGATCCATTTTTAATAACAAATAAAATTTCATTATTATTTTGATCAAAGACTCCTTGTATACCTTGAAAATTAGTTATAATTTGATCAAACCAACTATCCATACCATATACAAAAGAAACTGGTTCAATTCCACCAGAATATTTACTAATGGTTTTAAATCTATTATCATAAAAATACATATTACTTTTAGATACTACTAAAGCATCATGAGAACTAATACCATTATGTTCTGATATATAATCAAACCTATCAAGAATACCAGTAGAACCTACATTTAAAGCTTCATCACCTCCACTTGCTACTAATTCTTTTTCTCCTACAGGAAACGTACCAAAAGCTCCTTCCTGCCAAAAAGTTAATCTATTTTTAAATGTTTTTAATCTATGAATATCCCCATATCTACTATCTATATCTATATAATTACTTGATAAAAATTTTAACCAGCTATCAGCACTTTCTCCATTTATCTTAATATTTGATCTTCTTACTCTTGTTGTAAAAATTTCAGAACTCTGATAATCAAATGGCTTTGGTATATATGTGTATAAATCATTTAACCTCGAATAAGAATTATTATAAGTATATAATTTACTTAAAGTAATTCCTTGATCTAAATCAACAAAACCATCTTCATGCATATTTCTAATAACAGTATCTATATCATAATTTGTAAGTTTATGATAACAATCATCATCTCTTAATGATAAATTAACTTGAGTCTCTACTGGAAAATATATTACATTTGTAAAATCTGGATGTGTATCTTCATCTTTCATACTTCTTAAATAATCATACATTTGTATAAATGTATCACCATAATGACAAGTAATATTACCAACTGAATCTGTTAAATCTGAACAAGAAATATAACTATTTGCTGCTCTTGCTTCATCACTATTTCCACCATATTGTACAGATAAATTTCTAATTAAATGTCCATATAAAATAGCTATATTATCAGTTCCTCCATGTGCTGCAATTGTTGGAGCAGATACTTTTATAAGTAGTGAAGTTCCTTGCATTCCTCTATTAATATTTCCACCACCACCATGATTAATTACATAATGTGTTACCCCTGTACCATCTAAATTATATACTGAATCTCCTACTTTATTGGGAGTTGTTTTAACTTTATCAATTATACTTGCTGAAGGACAAGTTATATAATCTGAATAATAATAAGTTTGTTGTATAAATGCAAAAGTAGGCGAACTTATTGGAGTATATGATGTTGATACTCCTCCAGGATTAGTATAAGTTTTACGAGCATTTGATCCATGAGTTAATGAAGAAGTATATTCTATACTTTCTGCTAATTGATAATCATCAGAACCAAAATTAATTTCTGGAGATACAAAGTTAGGAAATTGTCTCCAATAGTTAGGAATACCTGGTCCACCAGGAATATAATTATTTATATAATCATCTACTGTTGGAATAACATGTTGAAAATCTTTTACACTTCCTTCATCATTTGGAAAATCAAATATTCCAGAAGCTAATATACTTTTATTTTCTACACCCCTTTCCACATAAACAATTTTCCATTTTAATGGAACTCCTCCAACTGAAGGAAGATTTTTTACAACTGCTACAGGATAAATATAAGAAGCATTAATATGAGTAGTACTAGTTACATTAGCCATATCATATCCATCTTGTGCTCTTGGAATTCTTAAATCACAACTCCATTTAGTAAAAGCCTTTCTACCTTTCTCATCAAAAAATTGAATTCCATATCTATATACTTCACCTCTTTGCCAAGTAGTTTTAATACCAAAAGCAGCATCATCTATACTGGAAGTATCAAAAGAAAATTGTTTTAAAGAATCAAAATTAGTAACATCATAAGTACCTATTCGTTTATTTTCTGTAGTAAATGACCAATCTATATTTGTTCCAGATGCTCCATAAGTACTTCCATTAGATTGAAACTTATAAGTATCAAAATCTTCATTAACATCTTGTCCATATGTAGCTGGTGCACTACTATAACTCTTAGCTGTAGCATCCCAAGCATCTATACCTGTTTGTATATCAGTTGTAGTTTCATCTATATTTCCTAAAAATAATATGTTATTCTTTACTTCTATTGTTTCAGGAATAAGATCAGGATATATAAATTGTATTTCATCTAAACCATAAGTACCAAATGATTGTCCATAATCAATAATATCAATACTGCTAGTACTATATGCTTGTTCTGTTATAATTCTTACTGTAGGAGAAATATATAAATCTTCATATTGTATTGCTAATACTCTAATTCTAGTAAAGGATGTATCTAATCCAGCAATATTAAGTTTAACTCCTCTATTAGTAATAGTATCCTTTTCAGTACCTCTTATAGTTACTAAAGATTCTCCAACTCCTATTGCAGTACTTACTGATATTAATTCTCCATTAGAAGTAAAAACTGTTTCTGCACCATTTGTTTTAAACAATTGATATACATAAGTATATTTACCAGCATACATAGTACCACCAGTATATCCTGTAAAAGAAATTTCACTAGTATCAAAAGTTGGAATTTGCTCAAAATCAGATGCATCTGTGTATACACCAGGAGTTTCTATATTCATATAACGTAATGAATGTAGACCATTAATCCAATATATTTTTATTATATTTTCTGTTTCAATTCTAGTAACTCCTTTAATAGGATAATTAACATCAAATCCTAATTTATCACTAGTACCAGTGTCATCATATAAATTAGTACCTATACTTTGTGCAACATCTGTTCCATCATGAATAAATTTATAAATATAACTAGCACTTGTAGAAGTATTGATTGTAAAAATAATTGTTTCTGTGGAAGTTATATCTAAAATTCCATTAATTACATGATTAGTAGGTATAGTAATTTTATAATTAGTTCCTAAAATATGATTAGATAAAGCTGTAGTAGCCTCACCTTCTTTGGAACGCAATCTTAAATTTTCTGCATGTAAATAATTAACATTAGTATAATTATTAAGGGATAAATCTTTATTCATCCCTTTTTTATAAGTATTAATATGTTTGAAAGAGTTTCTACTTGCTACCATGAGTGAGGAATATATTGTTCAGGATATCCCCAATCTATGAAATCATTTCCATATTGATTCATATCTTGATTTATCCTCATAAATCTATTTTTAAATGCTTCCATTTCTGGAATACTATTTATTTTTAGCTGATTACTTGCTGCTTTTTTAAAATATAAATATTTACTTTCAATATGATTATAAAGTCTTTCATTAATTTTTTGTTTAGCCCAAAGTTTAATACCAGCTCTTTCAAGAATTGTCCACTTAATTAATTCAATAAGTTTTTCTATATCTGGAATTTTAGGAAATCCATTATTATCTAAAGGAAAAGCTTTATATGATAATTCTAATTGTCCTTCTTCCATACTAGTAATGATTTCCCCATTTTGAATCATATACTTATCTACAACATTTAATGAACTTGTATTCTTTCTTGCTACAAAATCAAAATCATCATCCAATGATTCATCTACAGTAATATCATCTGTTATATCACTTAAAAAATAAGGATTAGAAGTAGGTATTAATTTTGTTTTTGTATCATAATTTCTTACACTATGATTTATAATCTCAACTAAATCTAAAGGTAATAAACCTCTGTAATTAATTATGTCTACAGGTTGAGGTCCTTCAATTCCATTTGTAACTCTAGTTATAAGTATAGAAGGATCATCAAGTCTGACAATAATATTCCAAACAAGTTCAGCAATCTTATATTTATCTAATATATTTTCAAAGTCTAGAATATCTCTAGCAGCTTCTAATATAAAGTCTAGTGTTACATATTTTCCTGTGTTCATTATGATATCTCGTTAAAATCTATACTATCAGATACTAGTTCTTCTATAGCATCCATACTTTTTTGAAATTCATCATCTTTAGTTGCTAATGGATTAGTTTTAGAAATAAATTCTTTTTCCCTATGTTGATATTCTTTTCCATTACCATCTTCTTTTGGAAAATCCCCATAAGCATTTAATCTAATAATATAACCATCATTGTCAGCTTCTCTAACTCTAATTTCTTTGGTAATTCCATTAACCTCTACAGACCTACTCCAAGTATCTCTTTCTTTTTTAGTATCAAATAAACTTTTTTCTGTTAATTCACCCATAATTATATAATTTTAATTTTACTATTTTCTTGAATATTGATAATAATCAGTATTAAAATTACCAAATGCATTTGATAATATCTGTCTATTTTCTCTAGTCATACCAAGACTATATATTGCTTGATTCTTTACTGTGCATGTAAACTTATCCCATTTCCATTTTACCTGATATCCATCAGTATGTTCATTTAAATGATATACTGGAACTTTATTTTTTATTTTTGCAATTTCATGTGCATCTTTATCTGGATAATCTCTAATCCATTTTGCCCAAGATGCTTTATAATTTATACTCAATCTATTTTTAATTACTGTACCATCTTCTTTTACAATAGGTTCAGACTTAATTTTTCTAGCATATAAAGAACCTAATCTAGCAGGTAAAGCAAAATCAACATTTCTAAATACAATTAATCTAATTATAATTTTTGCAATTTCTAACCACACACTTCTAAATGTTTTATAATCTAAAGGTTTTTTAGCATTCTCTTGGTAATATTTATAAATATCTCTAATTCCATAATCAGGATGTATTTTATTTTTTCCTCTACCACAAAACATATTATCTTCTTCTTTGAGTTTGACTTTCTAATTCATGTTCACCATCATCTTTTTTATCAACTGGTGGATTTAATAATATTCCATATTTATCTCTAAGAATACTTGTTACAATGTATCCCTTTAAATCTTCAGGAGTATAATAATTTTCATCACCTGTATATACTGTACTAGCTGCTGTTACTAAATAAGCTGCTTGTGGATCAGCAAATACACCATTAATATTTAAATAATATAAACTTTTAAAATAATCTCCTTGTGAAAATAAATAAATATATCCACCATAAGGAAATGCAAATATTTCTTCACTATTAAATCTACCATATCCAGAACTTATAGCTGTCTGATAATTTGTTATAGTAAAAGAAGCATCTAATTTATCTGCTGGACCAATATGTAATAATGTACCTTCATATCCTCTTCTACGTACAGTATTAGGAATAACTTTTGTAGTTCTCATAAAATATCTCTCTGATGGAGCACCAACTATAGTAGATGAATCTACTTTTTCAAGAGCTAATCCTTCTAAAGATTGTATAAATGAATTATCAATATCAAAAGGGTTTTTATTAAAACGTTGCATACAAAAATCAGCCCTGTAATCCTTTACATATGATTCGAGTTGTCTTATATCAATATCTTCATCGTCACTAACATGTGACCTAAGTAATTCAAGTAAATCAAAAACTAACTTATTCCTTGTTACCATATCTTTAATTTTTTTATATCTATAAATCCTTTAACCTCAAAATTACTTCTAAATGGATCATACCCTGCTTCAAAGATATAACCTTTTTTGGATTTAAACAATAAGTTAGCTGTTAATTCATCCTTACCAGTTCCTAAACCAACATAGAGTTCATTCTGAGAGTATATATTTGTTGTATTATTAATAATTGATGGTATCCTATTAAAATTAGTAAAGCTCTTATATTTTGGCTTATTTTGACTTATTTCATAATCTAATATTGCTAAAGCAGAACTATCATTTTGTAAAGTATCTTTATGAAAATAAACAGAATGATAATCAGTATATAATTTTAAATAAGCTTCAGTTATAGCAGCACTATCAACTGGTAATTTTATTGTATCTATTTTAATAGTTTCAACATAATATGCTTCCCATACAGTATTAGTTTTAAATTTAATTATTGTTGTATCATTCCAAACAGTATCACTAGTATGTGTAGATACATTTACTACAGTAGGAAAAAATCTATGTTGTAAAAATATAACAACCCCTACTACGACTAATATGGTTATAATATTAATGATTAATTTCTTCATCTTCTAATTTTTTCTTAGCAAAATTTTTAAGTAAACTCCATCCTTGAGAACCAGCTTTTTTAAGAGTTATATATATTAATATTATTCCAAATAGAAGTACTGCTCCTAATGGAATTAATAATTTAAAATTAAGTTCTTCAGCAAATAAAACTTCTTTAACAATTCTAAAACCAGATGAAGCTACCATAAGCCATCCAACAATATCTAATAATAGATCTCCATACTTTTTTATAGGCATTTTAATTATTTTTTAAATTTATTTATTAATTGTTTTAGTCTTTCTTCTGTATAATATTCATAATGAGTTTCCTCTTTGTCTACGTACATTATTAATATCTCATTTCTGTTCTTTTCAGGACTAATGTAACTACAATGTATCCACTGTATTCTACCATCTTGCAATCCTTCCAATATCATCTGATCCCAATCTAAATGATTTTTAATATAATTAAATATTATTTCGTTAGTGGTATTACCATAAATATCAGCATCAATATCTCCAGCAGCTCCTTTATTAGCACAATGTTGAGAAGTATCACTTCCCCCAATAGCTTTATTTAATTCAGGGCTTCTGTAAATAGTATGACATCCTAATGGGGTATCTATGAAACTTCTTACAGGATCAAATATACCTCTAGCCCATTCAATTATATTTTTTAATTGTCGTTCATTAGGTATATTCTTAATACCTTTTTTAGTAGCAGTATAAGATTTAGTTACTTCTTTATAAGATAAATATTTACTTATTTTCATATTAATCTATTTTACTATGAAACATTATCATATTTGCATATTCTACTAATGGAGTTCCAGTTAATGAACTTGTTTCAAAATTCTGTGTAACTAAAAACATCTGTTTCTTTTCTAAACAGTTAAAGTTTATACCTATAGCTCCAAATCCTCCTGTTTTGTTATACTTGGAATCTAAATCATAATAAGAAAAATTATCTCCATAATCTTCTGATTTAAATACATACATTGATGTTCTAATAGCTACAACAGTATTAGTTCCATCTGCTGTTTCAGTACCAACTGACATAAAAATACCACCTATTGCTACTCCTGGTTTTATACTATTATCAGTTGTAATAATTCTATAATAATTACCAGCAGTTAATGTTCCACTACTAATAATTGCATCTGGAGTGATTAAATCTCCAATAGTCTTAGTCATAGTACAAATAACATCTATTAAACCATTTCCATAAGCAATTATTTTAAAATAAGAAGAAATAACTTCTCCAAATTCATCACCACTTCTAGCAATAGATGGAAGAATATCTTTCTTTATCCAAGCGTGAGTAGCTATGTCATAATAATATAAATATATATTTAAATATACATTTCTTTGACCCGTACCACCTGTATCTGTATAATAAGCTGCCATAGTATATGGAATTCCATCTGGATCTATTGCTCCATTACTACTAAATAATGCAGTATTAACTGGATCAGCAATTGGTCCATCTACTAAATAATTTGTATCCAAATCTGAAGCATCTAATATACCACTTACAGCTACATCATGAGAATATCCAGTACCTTCTACATATTCTCTAGCATTTTGCCATATATTACCATCATCTGAATGCATAAACATTATTGATTCATAATTTCCACCTACTCCAATATCAGGATTTAAAATTATATTTATCCCTTGAGCTAATGTACCTATAACTGACCTTGGATATGCAAAATATCCTGCTACATTATAACTTAGAATTTGTGTTTTTGTATTGAGCACATCTGTTAAACTTCTCCAAGTTGCCCCATCATCCTCACTTTTAAAAATAGCATTGTAATATTCATTTCCTGAAATTCTTTCTCTACAGTACAAAAATAGAGTCCCATCAGCTATTTTAAATACTTGTGGATAAGCCAATTCATAACTTAATAATGCAATTTTAGTAAAAGCACTTATATCTTCTACATTATCTGATCTCCAAATTTCCATAGGAGAATTATGTGTTCCTGCTGCTGGATTCAATTCTTCTTTAAAAAATAAAATATGTCCAGAATCAGCTACTATTAATACTGGAAGATTATGTAAATCATCACTATCAGGATATGTTTCTGTAAATGTTTGTTCTTCTGCAAACATCTTTGTGTCTACATCATAATATGTTATCCATGATCTACTTTCTCTACCCCCTCCTCTAACATTTCCAGCAGAATCTTTTCTTCCTTCAAAATATCCAAAATACACTCTTCTATAAGTTCCTTCAAAATAATAAGCTATTGGACTCATTGTACCAACTAACATATTTGAATTAAATAATCCTTTTTCATGAGTATCATAAAATTTTAAATTTTCATATCCAAAGGTATCTCCAAATTTAGCAATTCTAAACCATAATCCAGTAAAATCTGATACTGATAATGTTTCTATTGGAGTAGCTGTATATAATATTGCTATATAATCTCTAGCAGTAGAAAAAGTTTCTGTAAATCCAACTCCTGTTACATCATCAGCATATGCTACGTATATATTTTGTTTAGAATATAAATTATCAGTATTTATTCCTACACTTATATCATCAATACTTGCTTCTAAAGAACCATTTGCGTTCTGTCCTAATCCATTCCCTGCTACATCAGAATTTATTTTTTCTTTAGTTACACCATCATCTTTTATACGTACTATATCACTGTTAATTTCTATTGTAGATTCGTCAGTATTAACTTCCAAAGATCCATCTCCTGCCTGTACAATACCTAATCCAGCTACATCTGGATTTATTTTTTCCTTAACAATTCCATCATCCTTAACTCTTAAAATGTCAGTATTAATTTCTATTGTTGAATCATCAACATTAACTTCTAAAGAACCATCTACATTTTGTCCTAATCCATCACCAGCTACATCTGCGTTAATTTTATCTTTATCTACAGCATCATCAAGTATTTTAACTGTTGACACTCCATCATCTTTTATACGAAGTACATCATCTACATATTCAATTGTAATGTTGTCTACATTAGCTATTGCTTCAAATACATTTCGCAATACATCTTCAGGCATTAATTTTCCACTCATATCTATATTACTTTAAAATCAACATACAGTTTTGTTCCCATTATATCATTCATTATATCTTGCCATTGAAGCATTTCGTCTTCATCAAAATAATTACGGTCATTATATTCAAATAATGTAATTATTAATACCATTTTAGATAAAATCCAATATTTTGTATCAAATTCATCTTGAATATTAATTTTTCGAATTTTAGTTTTTCTAACTAATTTTGAAGCATAATCTTTAAAAGCAACGTATACAGCTACTCTATAAGTATCAAATTCTATACTAGTCATTATTCTATCCTTTCTAAATAATCTATTAATTCAGTAACGGTAGTTTCATCAGATAAATACTCAGCAACATTTACAGCATACATTAAATTGTCTCTTCTTCTTATTTCTTCCAATTTATTAAAATCTAAATTATAATTAAATGCTTTAACTCCTGTCAAAAGATTATATAAATCTGTATTAATATTTTGTTCTAATTGAGTTGTTACATAAAAAGTACCATTTTTAGTTTGTGTCCAAGGACCTCCTGTATAAGTATATGTAACTGTATATCTATAAATACCATTTGGCATTCCTGTACTAGGAAATCCAAAGTCATCTACAGCATCAAATTCTACAGCATCATTTAAAATATTATCTGTCTTTGGTGCTGCTAACAAAGATACTCCATCTGAATCTTTTACATCAAGGCTAAATACATCTATATCTGCTTTTTCAGGATCTCCACCTTCACCCCAACCAGTTGAATCATCTCTCATAGTTAATGTTCCTGCATCTGAAGAAACACTAAAATCTACATCTATTATTAAACTCATAATTATTTATTTTTATCTTCTTCGTTTACAAAGGTAAACAATTTTTTAATACCATTTTCTTTTTTTAATATTTTTGTTTTTAATATTTGATGATATGATTTTATAATATTATATACTATAAATAAAATAGTAGATATAATACCTAAAACTAATGCTAAATTTTTTAAAGCTTCTATGTCTATACCAAGAAAAGTTGTTTGCACAATCATAAGTTTTGCTTTTAATGCTATATAAAAAGCCCCAAAGTTAGCTACAAGCCAACCAGTATTGAAAAATTGTTCCATGTTTATAAAAGAGTTTAATTTTATTATCATTTTATTATTGTTTTATTCCATTAGTTATTATTAAATTATCTATTCGATCACCATTAGTTAATGTAAATTTAAGATATTGTCCATCATGAGATAACCAAGCATGAGTACTTATTAAATTTACTAATGTATCTTCATAAGTTGTCCAGGTTGCCCCATCATAATAATCTATACTCGCTGTTCCTAATAAAGTATCTTTATATAATAATTTAGCTACACCATTAATTGTACATTCTAAATATTTATTTCCAGAAGTATTTTCTTTAATTTCAAATGCTCCAGATTCTTTTTGCCATTCTATAGGAAATTCTCCTACTGGTTTATTTTGGAAATCTTCAATTATAACTGGATTTACAAATTGATTGTGGTATTGTTTTATTTCTTGTTCTGTAAATACTTTGCTAAATACCAAAAAATCTACTATTTGTCCATTAAAATATAAACCAACAAAATCTCCTCCTCTTCCTATAGATAATGTAGTTCCATTCTCAATAGTTCCTGGATTATCATTATTAGTTCCTGAATTTACTGCATCAATAAAGATTGTTGCATTAGTTCCATTCCAAGTTAGAATGGCATCATACCATCCCGCAACTTGTGGAAATGATGTAGTTATTGCTACATTTGCTCCACCTGCTGTTCTGACTGAAAATACAAAATCATCTACGGCTACTGACCATTCAAAGTAGCATGATTCTCCTGCTCCAATGTTATTATAATCTCCAAATAATATTCTTCGTGATGAGAAATCATCAATATAAAATCTTAACGCAACTGTAAATACACCATTATTAACTAAAGAACCAAATCCTCCACTTCCTATAGGTATATAACTTTTAACACCATCAAATGCCATTCCATTTTTAGTACTAATAGCACCATTGATTGTACCATTATTATGATTTCCTGATATGTCGACCAATATATTACTCATTATTATCCTCCTTATTTATTTTTTTATCAAGCTTGTCTTTAAATAAGTAAAATAAATCTCCATGCTCTCCTGCATGACATTCTACACAAAGACTGATCCCATTATCTAAATCCCATAAAGCTTCACACTTTTCTCCTTCTTCTAAAGTTTTTATATTTAATTCTTTTACCAATTTGCTAAAATGTTTTATATGATGAATCTGTATATATTGGTCTTCTCCACATTTTTGACAAGTATAATCATCCCTTTTAAGTATGTCCTTTTTCCACTGTAAAGCTTTTGGTGTAACTCTTAATAATACAGTTAAAGAAGCTCCTTTTGCATTATCTTTTTTATATTTAAAATAACATTCTTTAGAACAGAAATTATTTTTATTTTGTATATACATACAACGGTCTTTTTCATATTCTATACCACAATTATCACACTTACAAATAACTCCATTATAATTATAAACAACATCTCCTTTGTAACCTATTTTTTGACATTCTTTACTACAGTAATGATTTTTTCCATGTGATTTAGATTTTGGTACATAAAATTCTTTATTACAAACATCACATTTAAATTCAACTTTATTTGATTGTTGCCATGCATGTTTACAATCTATAGAACAAAAATTATGCTTACTCTTTTTTATAGAATTTAGATCCTTATTAAAATCTTTATTGCATGTTTCACAATTTACTATCATATTAACTTGGTATAAAGTTATAAGCTGCTATAAGTCCGCTTTTATTTGAAAGATCAGTTGGTTTTATTGGAAAACCATTTTTATGTATTGAACTACCTGTTCCTTTATTTCTTAAAAAATCTTTGTATAGGTTGTTGCGTTCTTGAGTGGATAATATTATATCATATGCCTCGATTTTATTACAAAATCCCTTAAAGGTAAAAGAATTATCTCTTTGAAATAATTGACTTACATTATTAGCTTCATTAGATGCTAATATTTTTTCTACGCCTACTATATTATCTATATAAAAATATACAGATGTGTCATTCCTAGTTATAGTTAATAAGTGCCATTGACCATCAAATAATTCAGGACGTGACTCTGCCGCAAAATTAACTCCATTATGACAATAAATAACATTAGTACTTGGATTAAATCCTATTGGATAGGATAAATCATTATACCCCATTATTGCAGAAAAAGAAATTGTATTATCTATAATCCTAATTACACATGAAATAGAAAATACAGTGCCTAAAGAAATAGTTTGATTTAATTCAATTTTAGTGTTACTTCCATTCCCTAACCAAGCATATCCTTTCTCAGTACGCTTAAATACACCATTAGTATTAGTACCTAAAGTACCACTTACTGAATCTCTATATGAGCCTAAACCTGAACTATTGAAGTCGAAAATTTTACTCATAATACCTCCTTGTATTTGTCCAGAATTGGGTTATTTGTTCAGTACTTAATAAGCCTTTATAAATTACCTCTCTTGGAATTTTACCATCTACTGCTCTTGTACCTGTATTATTATTACCAATTTTAATGGTTTCTGTTCCAGCTACAGGAACACCAGTATCTTGTCCAGTTACTATTACAATTCCATTTACAGATACTTCTATTAATCCAACACTTGTTCTCGTTATTGCTACAAAACTATTTTTATTATATGGAACTGCATTATTACTACTAGTCCAATATGTAATTATATTTGAACTAAATTGTATTCTTCCTACAGAAGCAAAGGTGAAATAAAATTTACCATTAAATAAAATAAATCCATTATCATTTTCTCCTGCTGTTTTAGGATTAACCCAAGCTAATATAGTAATATCTCCAGTTAGATCATTAAAATTACCTGCATCTATTTTACTTGTACTTCCATTAAAATCTGGGCTATATATATTAGAACCTACTTTTTTAATATCAACATCTGTTGGTGTAAGTGTATTACCCATTTTTTCTTCGAGTACACCACCAAATGCACTAACATCTAAAATCTTATAAGTATTCTCATCAATTACATCTGGAAGTTCATGGTATGTTTTGTTTTCATATAAATTTGATATTTCAGAACTTGTTAATTCATTTATATTTAATCCAAATAAATCTACTACTCCATCTAAATAACTTGTTACAAATCCTAATTGAATATCATCTGCAACAAAAGCTGTTGCTGTTGTAATTATTATTTCTGATTTTGATGTTGTGATAGTTGACGTAGCTATTCCATTTACATAAATAGTAGGGCTACTAAATCCATTTGCTGTAATAGTTCCACCACTTACCACAATATTATGTGTAGAACTTAATTTTAATATATTTTCTGTAGTAGTCGTTAATTGTAATTTTAATCTAACAGATTTTATTCCATGCCTTATTGGATATAAAATCTTAGAAGAACTACCATCAAATGTAGCTTGTCCTAAAGAGTAATCTATATTTGACGGAACACCTAATTTACGAGTATTAAATTCGCTTATTAGGGGTTCATATAAAATCCAATTATTATCTATAGTGTTTAATGATTCTTTACTCATTTATTCAGGTTTTAAAGCATCTCTAAGTTCTTCAAATGAACCTGATTGTGCTGTTATCACATTATCAACTACTCTTGTTACTTGAGTTGTTAGTTCACTAAAATTAGCATCATACACATTTACGAAATCTTTTCCAGATAATCCTATCACAAACATAATATTGGATATCAATTGTGGTTTTGTTGTAGGAATTGTTTTTGCTACAAATAAAACTTGTTCATCTTCATCCAATGGTGGATTATAAACTATACTTGTACCATCTAACATCCTCATCATAGTATCTTCAATCAATTTAATATGACTAAATACTATTTTAATGATAGTTGTAGATAACTTCTTACCATCTATTCTAAGTACACCTTGTACGTCTGCTTCACTTTTACCTTCAGCAAAATAATCTATTACTTCAATTGCATTTATACTTGGTAATACTTTACCAATTGTTTCTATTATTTTTAATCTATCTTTATGCATAATTTTATATTTTTTATTCTCCTAATGTATATTGTCCCATAATACTAATTCTTACTCTATCAAGTGTCTGTAAATCATCTCGCACAGTACCTTTAAATATGTCTGGCACTTTAGGGTCTATTCTAATTACAACTCCATAAGCTTTTTTAATATCAAAAGTTGTATCTACTCCGAAATTTCCTCCACCTCCTGATCTTGGGTTATAAGTTACTTCACCTCCAAATTCTCTAAAATCAGAATTAGTACGATAAGTACCTAATCCTTGATCTATAAGATTTTCCTTTAAAACTCTTAATCCGTTAGTTAATGTACCCAAATCTCCAAATTTACCATCGTCACCAGCAGCAGCATTATTCCATATAGTTATATTTGCATATTGTATATCAATTGGAGTTAAACCTTGCCTCATATTAAATACAAAATCTACTGGAGTACCACCATTAACATTCATTTCAATACTACCTCTTAAAACACTTGCTCCAGTACTAAATGCATTACCAACAGCAGCTTGAATAGTAATATCATTAGTAGAAATACTAATGACTTTGGTTTGAATATACGCATCACCTTCCATTATAACCATATATTCACCACCTGCTGTAAATCCATGACTTGCACTTACTGATATTACTGTATCTCCTTTTGAAACAGGCGACGTAAGAGTTATATCAGTTTTATCTTCTCTCATTAAATAATATTGAAATGGAGGGGTATGCTGATCTTGTATGGCAACATCTATTTCATTTTTTCTAAATCCTGGTTTCATATTAATTTATTTTTTTATACTGTGGCTATTATATGTAAATTCATTGATTCTACTGCATTGTTAGATGAAGTTATTATTTTTAATAAAACTCCCTGACCATTATTTCCTGTGATATCTTGATCTAATGATGCCCGTTTCCATGCAAAATATTCACCATTGGCTAGATTAATTTCAGTATTGTAATCTGTATTCATATCATATAAAAACCCTGTTCCTGAAACAAAAGTTGTAGCATGATATGTCCACCCACTAGATTTATGATACATTAAACCCATATTAAATCCAGAATCATTTGCACCAGCTCTTCCTACAACTTCAAGATCAGTTACTCTAAAATTTCTATTACCAGCATCTTCATATTTACATAAACCATAATTGAAAGTAAAAGCTCCTGCTGATCCTGTTAAAGTATAAGTTATCTGACCTATCCATTTTTTACTTGTTTCAAAATACTGGTTAGTTGCAGCAGCATCAGTATCAGCTACAATTATTTCGTTATCACCTCCTGTTCTAACTCCTGCATCTGTAATACTTGTACCACTCACTGTTAAAACTAAATCTGTACCACCTGCTCCACTAGCCACAGCAAAAGCATGAGCACCATGAGCATGATTAGCTCCTCCATAGTCTTGAGTTACAGTTCCTCCTATAGTTAAAATTACATGAGCTGCTGGAGCATCATAATAACCAGCAATATAAAAAGTACCTGAAGAACCTACGGGTGCTCTAAAAGAATAATCTTTTATTATAGTATTAGCTACATCACCTGATACTGGAAAACCTGCTCTTTTATGTCCCATAAACTAGATTTTAATATTCTTTAGTTATTCCGATAGAAACAGTTCCTTCAGTTCCACCTCCAGTATCTACATCTGTAGCTTTAGTTTGAATTTGTATATATGGTATTCCTTCAACACCAAATTCAAAAAATGGTTTTCTATCCACATTTCCTAAAGTTTTTTGATATTCAGATGAGGTATCAAGAGTATATTCATCTGTTCCACCACTTTCGTGTTTA